TTGGGCCGGGTGGGGGTCTTTCTGGCCCCCGCCCCCCCCCCCTCCACTACAGCTATAAAACTCAAGAGATAGCCCTACTGGCGTCTGGACTATAGCCACTACAGGCTTTTGCGGGCAACCACGCACACCAGCGTACCGACTCTGTTGTGCCTGATATAGTGCATCCGTCTCGTATATTACGCTCGTTACACTCCTCCGCCAGTCGCTCATTTGAAAGCTGACAAGTCGCATGAAGTCATCTGGTAGCGTTATCACTCCACGACCGATACCCTCGTGGCTTTCCCAGGCAATGCTATCGCCGAACGATTTGCCAGTATCAAGCAGGTAGAGTGGGGCCTCTAGCTCCACAGAGCGAGCCCCATCCTCTAGCTTACTCTCGATGAGGTCGTCCACACTCAGCGTTCCACTCTCCCCGAGGCTAGTGATAACCGAGCTGTTCATGTTCTCATCTAGGATAACACGTATATCCCGCTTAATATCCGATACCTCGTACTCCATTGTCGCCTACTTACTAGCCCTCTGTAGCCTCTGTGCCTTCCGAGTCTCCTATCGTTTCAGATGGCTTACCCTCCCACTCGATAGTCACACCGAGTTCACCGGCCACCTTCTCTATAGAGGATCTGGTCTTCAGACGAGTGCGGGATACTCCGTACTTATTAGCTATGTACTCCTTAGCGTCCTCCTCGTGAGCAAAGGACACAGGGGACACACCGCCTACAGATGAATCCACCCCACCCCCGGGAGCAACCGACTCCTCTGAACTTTCTTCGCTGGTGGTGGTATTTTCCTTCTCAAACAGATCCCCGAAGTATGGGTGTCGTTCGAGAGCCTCTGCCAGCTCATTATCATCCGTGTAGAATATGGTGCCGCCTCCCGTTAGGGGTGTGAAGACGACACGGACTCTATTCCCGTCAGAGAGCGTAACCCCGAAGCATAACAAGGTGCTTGCCTTAAATACCGTCATATCTATTATGTGTTGTATCTGTGAAACAAGAAGGGGGGGGGGGGGGGGGGCGCCCCCCCCCCCCCCCCCTCCCTCTCTTTTCTTTCC